TATAGAATGTCTCTCTGTTTTTTGCCTGGATTGTAGGCAAGTTTCACTGAGTTTAGAATCGCACCTCTTGCAGTACCTGCTGGAGAGAACCAAGGGAACTGCTCAATGTCAGTTCTAGCACAAGTTCCAGCAATGTCACCGTTTAGTGGTACATATCTAAATGTGTTATTGAATCTATCAAACATATATTTGTATCCACTATCGAATACACCATATGTTGAAGATGATATTGGAGCATAGTAACTTACGATGTTTTCAGTCATCGTATCAATGTTGTTCACAGTTACAGCACCCACTGAACTATCATTCAAGAATGCTTGACGATAAGGTGAGATAAATGCAACTGCATCTTTTCTTGCTTCAGCAACTGCAACACATTTTTCTGCAAGTGCCTGTGACTGCTCTTTTGGATGATGAGCAGCACCCATCAGTATAAAGTCTACTTCAACCTCTTCAGTATTTGCGAATAATTCGTAACCACTAATTAAATCATCAACACCTGATGTTAAAGCACCGACTGTTGTGTAATCTGTTTTGTCACCGTAGTTTGTACCACCTGCAAGAGAGGCAGTTACGACACCAGAAGTACCAAAGTTAACTCCACTTGCATCCTGATCCCATCCACTGTCTGCATCTAAGTTACCGATTGCAGTTGCAGTTGCGTTAGTAAATCCAGTTGTTGTGATTCCAGCAGGAGAACTACCACCGTAAATGTATTGTGAGTTTGTTGCAAGATATTTTCTCCAGTATGCGGTTGAACCTACTGAATATTCAGCATCTTTTGCTTTTGAAAGATTTAAATGCTTTTCAAGAATTGTTCCAGCATTACCTGTAATTGTTCCTTTGTCATCTATGACAACAACATGAAGTTCATCAAAACGTCCACCTCTAGCAGCTGCATAAGTTGAAGTGCTAGGTCTGTCTGCGATTGCATCCCACTCTAAACTTAGCGGATTACCATTTGCATCTGTTTTTGTTAGGACTATGTTTTGTCTCTCAAACCAATCAACTGCTGCAGTAACACTCTGTGGTGTTCCACCAACGTTTGTTCCAGCAGCACTCGCTGATATATTACCAGTTGCGAAGTTATAAACTCCACCGTTTTGGTAATTTACATTTGTGACTGTGCCAGCAGCAGAAACGTGAGCAAGTGTTTTTACACTGATAGTGCCTGTTCCAACTTCAGTAACAATACCCTTAATGTAACCATCAAGAACACTTGTTCCTCCAGCACCAGCAACAATTCTACCAGCAGCAGATTGTGTGATTCCCAATCCAACTGTACTAATACCAGATACTGTTAATATTTGGTCTGCTTTTGCATCAATGATTGCAACACGGATTCCGTTTGCGTATGTACCAGGTGTTTTTGATGCGACTGTTACACCTGTAATTGTATTATCATCATAACCTAACTGATTATAATGAGTATCACTCTTGATTCTTATAGAAGAAGCAGCACCTACGAAGGCATTTTTAAGACCAACACCAGTTTGTGTATTAAAATCATCAGCACGAATGACTTGCATTGTTCCACCATATGCTAGGTAAGAAGATGCAACCATCCAGTATTCGTAATGATTATCTATTGAATAAGGTTGTCCAAAAGTTTGTAGTAGATCCTCCTCACTTTCAATGAGTTGTGGTTCCTCTACAGGACCTTTCGTAAATGGAGCAACTAACGCACCGATAGAGCCGCTTGTAGCGTCTACTCTACCAATCGTAAGGTCAACTTCTCTAACTAGGATACCAGGAGAGGCTAAATTTACCGCCATCTTGTATTCTCCGATCTCAGGAATATTTTTCTGAAATTATTTATTAAAAACACCATTTTCATCGGGGAAACAGTGCATGAACTACCAATCAGGATATTCCCATCTTTTTATTTCTACTTTCTTTTTACTTTTAACTCTTTTTATTGTGCAAGATTTACATTCATATGAATATGATGACTGTATGCTTTTATTCTTTCTTATCAAATAAAAACCATCTATTAAGTCCTTTGTTTTACCACAAACTCGACACTTACGTTCTGTTAGAACAAAATGATCAACTTCAAGTTGTTCATCAAAATCCATCACAAAACTTGAATTACACCATTACAATCTGGAATGTCTTGTAATATCTTATTTTCTATACCTTGTTTAAGAGTCATAGCACTCATTGCACAACTTGTACAAGCACCACCTAATCTAACTTTTACAAATTTTGTATCTTCTTCTATCTCTACAAATTCTACAAATCCTCCATCTGCTTCAATATAAGGAGCAATCTCAGACAAAGATTCAATTACATTACTTGCAGTTAATTCCATTACATATAATCCCACATATAAGAACGATCACCATATTCATCAGTGTGCCATAAATCTCCGTCTTTGTCAACAAAAGAAGTATCATCCATACCATCTGACATAAAACCAAAAGGTGCCATATCCTGTTCTATCTGATTTTTCTGCTCTTCGTAAATTCTTTTTCTTACATCATTATCAGTCATCTCTTTAAAATAGTCTTGTGCAACTAACCAAGCAAATATAACTAAACACATTGCCAAGTCATCATTACAACCTTCCTCTGCTTCAAATGAATTATGTTTTTGTGAAAATGTAGTTAATTCAGATATAATATCATAATCTATTATGAGTATCTTATCATCTTCCAGTAGAGTTTTAAGATTTGAACAACCTAATTTTTTAACTGCAGCTGTAGTTCTTACACCTAATTGTGATCTCTTTCCACTAAAACCAGCACCAACTACCTGACCTGCACGACCTCTCTGTGAACACATCAATAGATTATCATACTCTAAATCATAGTTTAGAATAGATGCAACTTGATCTCCAATGTCATTTACTTCACATAATATAAATGCTTTGTTATATGCTTTTCCTATGTCATCTATTATACTAGGAAACAGCATTGGTTTGATTTCGTTGTTTCGATACTTTGCAACTGCTTTATATGGGAAGTTAGTTATATCAAAAACTATAAATGCTGAGTAATCATTACCTAAACCACGAGCAACGTCAACAGTAATCAAATAATTATGATCTTTTTGTGGTGCTTCATAGACATCTAAACCTGCACTTTTTTGTATTGGATTCTCGTATACTAGATTTTTTAATTTTGATGGATTAATTAATGTATTAACAGATCCTAGAAACTCACATTCAAACTCAACTTTGAATTGTTGCTCTGATGTGTTTGCGATTGTTTGTTCTTTCCAAGCTTCATCACGACCTGGTACTTCAGACCAGTGAACATCAGTTGGTTTATATTCATTCTTCCCTCTTTCTGCATCGTGCCACATTCGATAGAAATGATTCATACCTCGTGGTGTAGATACAATTATTACTTTCGTTTTTTGACCAGAACTAATAGTAGGATATACAGAAGCAAAAAAGTCGTCGGCAATATGATTTGGTATAAAGGCGAACTCATCAAGAAAAATAACGTTGTAAGAACCCCCACGAACAGCCGAAGAAGAAGTCGAGTTAGCTGATATTTTTGAACCATTTTCAATTTCTAAAGAACCTTTATTCCAAGATATGATACCTTGTTGCATCCATCTTGGTAAATTTTCATATGCAAGTTGCAGTCTTCCTAATAAATCACGGGC